TAATATTATAAAAGGCATCGTGGGTTGGGATTCAATTGCGTTACAATGGAAACAACATATCTATAAAAAATTAGGAGAATATCTTTCAAAAGAAGAATACAAACAAGTTAGTCATATCAATTCTAGGGTTAAAAAAGTATTTGGTAGAAGATTTAGTAATTATGAAGAAAATTATTTACCAAGAAATGCACAACAAAAATTAGTTATAATTTGCCCTACATTTAATGCTTCTAAATATATTCAAAGATGTATTGAATCTGTTATAACACAAGACTATGATAATTATTTAATGATTGTTATTGATGATTGTTCTACAGATAACACTTACGATCTAGCTAAAAAATATGAAAGTGATAAGATTAAAGTAATTAAGAATACAGAAAACAAAGGTGCTGTTAGAAATCAAATAGAGGCAATAAATAATTTTTGTGAAAGTGATGATATAATAATGTTCTTAGATGGAGATGATTCTTTAGTAAACGATAACCAAATATTTCATTTTTATAATAATCTTTATGATGGCACAACCGAGTTTACTTACGGTTCTTGTTGGTCTATGGTAGATAAGATACCTTTAGTTTCTCAACCTTATCCTGAACAAATCAAAAAAGAAAAGAAATATAGACAATACAAATTTAATTGGAATATGCCTTACACTCATTTAAGAACATTTAAGGCCTATCTTTTAGAAAATGTAAATGAGAATAAGTTTAAAGACGAAAAAGGAAATTGGTATAAAGCAGGAGGAGATGGTTCTATTTTTTATACTCTTATAGAAAAATGTCAACCTGAAAAAATTAAAGTGGTACAGGATATTGTTTATAACTATAATGACACTCACTCTTTAAATGATTATAAAATAAACGCAGAAGAACAAACTAAAAACGCAAATAGGATATTAACACAATGAAAAAGATATTAATCGCCATACCAACAAACAAATATGTTGAAACAAAAACAATGAAGGCCATTTATGATCTTGAAATTCCTGATGGCTATACTACAGAACTTCAATTTTTCTTTGGTTATCAAATAGATCAAATAAGAAATTTAATAGCAAATTGGGCTACTCATTATGATTATTTGTTTTCTGTTGATAGCGATATTTCATTTTCACCAGATACTCTTAAAAAACTTTTAAGTCATAATAAAGATATGGTATCTGGCCTTTATATACAAAGAAAACAAAACGAACATATATTAGAAGTTTATGAACCTAATGAGAGAGGTGGTTGTTCAAATATACCATTTGAAAAAATAAAGAATATTCCATTAGTAGAATTGATAGCTTGTGGTATGGGCTGTGTATTAATTAAAGGAGAAGTTTTTAGATCAATATCTTATCCTCATTTTGTTTATCATTCAGCAATAGATCATAGAAATACAATATCAGAAGATGTTGATTTTTGTAGAAAAGTTAAAACAAAAGGTTTTGAAATATTTGCTGATACAACAGTACATTGTGAACATATAGGTAATACAATTTTTAAAGTAGAAAGTACACCTAACACACTAACTGCAAATAAAAAAGAAATTAATATACCTGATAGATTAAAAGATTTATCAAATAGAAGATTGTTACCTCCAATACATGTAGATTATTTAAAGAGTTTAAGTATATCTCCAAAAGTAATTTATGATATAGGAGCTTCGGTTCTACATTGGACAAATGAAGCTAAAACAATATGGCCAAGTGCGGAGTATATTGTTTTTGAAGCAATGCCTGAATGTGAATTTTTATATAAAGAAAATAATTTACAATATAATATTGGTGTGTTAAGTGATAGAAATGATAGAGAAGTTAATTTTTATCAAAACAATTACCATCCTGGCGGAAATAGTTATTATAAAGAAAACGAACAAATAAATCCTGAGTCTACTAGATTATATAATGAAAGTAATAAAAAATTATATAAAACTAAAACTTTAGATAGTATTATAAATTCAAAAAATCTACCTATGCCAGATTTAATAAAAATAGATGTACAAGGAGCTGAATTAGATATCTTAAAAGGATCTAAAAAAGCTTTAAAAAATTGTAAAGATTTAATATTAGAATTACAAATAGTAGAATATAACAAAGGTGCACCATTAAGAGATGAAGTAATTAAGTATGTTGAAGATTTAGGTTTTAAACTAATTTCAGGACCTTTTTGTGATAATGGCCCAGACGGTGATTATCATTTTTCAAAAAACAATATTTAAATAAAAATACTTACAAATAAATTTTTTGATTAAGGAGTATAAGTAGAAACTACTCCAGGATAAACAGTAATAATACCTTCTACGACACGAGTTACTGTACTATCAACCGTATTAGTTATCTGTACATCATACACCCAACGGCCATCTTCTAATAGAGCTGTTGTAGCAGGATCTAATTCTATAGTTACAATTCCATCAGCTTCATAAATCGTAAGATCAAAATATACTCTTTCATAATTATTAGAATATCCTTTAGACATTTTTCCTTGAGCCGTGTGATTAGCTAAACTAAAAACTGTACCATCACTATTTTGAACTGTAACATCACTTGAAAAGGACGCTCCGGCATCAATGTATAAATTTGCGATATATGACATTTATTTAATTTTTTTTAATTCTTCGTTAATTTTACTGTTATAGTAGTTTGTAAGAACATCAATCTTTTCAAGTTCCATAACTATTTTAATTCTATTACCTTGTATTTCTTGTCTTGCTATAATGTAATTTTTTAATATTTCATCAAACTTAGTTTCGTCATAATCTTTACCGTTTATATTAATTGTCATATCATTCACCTTTATATTGTTACATTAGTATTTATATAAAAAATTCAGCCATATAGTAATTCTTTATGTCGGGAACTATACCTTTATTTTCATTAAATGGCATAATATTTTTCAATATTTCATCATACGTTTTAGTATCTTCTTCATATGTTTTAAAATATGGATCGTTACCAAAAAGCAAATCTTTATCACTTAATAACTCATAAAAATTTTCATTAAAATCTTTAGATAACCAGTATGCGTAACAAATAGCTACAACATAACTTTTTGCAGGATATACAAAACCTAAATCTCTATCATTGAAATATTTTACAGCTGTTTCTATTATATTACTTGAATATTCGGTATGTAGTTTATTCAGATCATCATCATGCTCTGTATTTGTTTTATGATATAATTTTTGTCTAATTTTCCATTCTTTGTTCATAGTAATCTAACAATCCTTTATATCCGTTGCAACTATTTTTTAAATCTTTAACATAACGGTAATGCTCTGTTAAACAATGTCCATAGTATTTGCACTTTTTACATATATCTGAAATATTTTTTACAGGTTCATCATCTGCCCATTTTACATATTCTTCAACAGAACTTAATTCTAAAAAATATTCTTTATCATCTTTATCAAATTCTAAAACAGCAAAGTTACCATTTGGTGTTATATACACGTGGTTATTTGAAAATGCATTATAGTTTTTATTTAAACTTTCTATAATTTTACCTTCATTTATAAAATCAAATTTTTTTGTAACAGAACTTTCAATCCATTTTTTTACAAATAATTCAAAATCTTTATGTGTAACAGACTGTGCATTAGCCTGATTTATTGAATATGGTTTAATCTCAACACTTTCTATACTAGAACATAAATTTAATTTGTTTATCATATCATCTACGTTCATCTCTATTACCTTTTGACTTGCAAGTATTAATACCGCTATTGGAACAGGACTTTGAAACATATTATTATAAACTAAATCAGATTTTTCTCTTGCTTCAAAATCGTAACTTACACTTAGATAAAAGTCATTTTCAAAAAATCCTTCATGCAACATAGAATAGTTAGTTATTATATTAATTTTATTTTTATAATATTTTCTTATAACATTTTTTAATTGATAAAAATAATTTTTTTTTAATGCTCCTATTTCGCCGCCGTATAAATCAATCCATTCTATGTTTCTTATTTTACTAATTTCTTCTAATCTTTTATCCAATATAGATAATGATATTTTTTTTTGTTCTCCTAATTGTTTAGATGTAAGATAGCAAAAATTACATCTAAAGTTACAAAAATAACTTGGATTTATAGAAACAGTTATATTGTTCATAGTTTTGCATCATCATGTAATAAGTATAAATCAACAGGCATAGCTAATCTCATTTTTCCGTAATAGGTATCAACACTATGATAAGCAAAGCTAGGAAATATTAAAATATCTCCTGTTTTAGGACTAAATATTTCTTTTTCAAACCATTTTTTAAAATTAGAATCATA